AAATTGATGATGATGGACAAATTATAGACCCTAAACAAAAAGCTTTACAAAAATTTAAAAACAGATTTTAAGGAATAAACAGCAAATTATTTTTTTATTAATTTACTAATATAATGAATAGTAAATTAATTGGTGTTATTATTTTATTAATAGGATTTTTAATTCTATATATTGACCAATATTATAGATATAAAGAAAAAGAAAAACCAATAGAAAAAATAATATATAGATATTTACCTAAATCATATCAAGATGAATTAAATGAACCAGTTTTTCCATCTGATGTTTTTGAAACAATGTTTTCTAGACCAGACCCTTGGATTTTAAGTTTAAATGACCTTGACAAAAGAAAAACAGAAAAAATTAATAAATATTTTGTTAGTGCACTTTAATTTATTATTATTATTATTATTACGTTAACTTTTAATTTATTATTTTGTTTCATTTTGTTTCATTTTTGCTAATAATTGTTTAGCTTTATTAATATTTTCATTTACTGTTTTAACATTAGACTCTGATTTATTTACTTCTTCAACTTTAGTTTTCGAAGCAAGTTCTGTTGTATTTGCTGGTTTCTTAAGTTCTTCCATACGTTTTTCTTCAATACGTTTACGTAATCTTTCCTTAATTGCTGAATTATCATGTGTATTTTTCTTTTGTGTAGATTTATTTGTAGATTCTTCTGATGTTGTATTTGTAGTTCCTTCTTTAATAATCTTTTCTTTACGTAGTTTACTCTCTTCTCTACTATTATCAATTAATGCTTTCTTTTTACCAATTAAAGCATTCATTTCATTTAATTGTTTTTGTTCACGTTCAACAACTGTACGATTAATACCATCCATTACTTCTTGTTCCTTTGAATTATCAAACTTTTCAGCTTGTACATATTTACGGTCTGATGGCAATGGGTCCCATGCAAACCATTTACCATTAGTCATAACAAAAACATCAAAATATTTATCAACAAGTTGAATTTCTTTTGCTGCTTTATCTGCTTCTTCATATGTACTAAAAATTGCTGGTTTTCCTTTAAAATTACGAATTTTAAGTGCTCTAATATTACAATTCATAATACCTTCTGGAGACGCAAAAGATACTAAAATATAATTAGTATTATCACCATTAACTGGGTCTTCATCTAAATTATCAATCTTAGTATATTTCTCCATATCTTCATCATATGTCGATTCTACATTTACTTCATTTGCTGATTCATTTACTTTTTCATTTTCATTTACTTTTTCATTTGCCGATTCATTTACTTTTTCATTTCCATCATCATGTGTATTAACAGTTTCCATCAGTTATAATGTAAAATATAATTATTTATTGTTTAAATATATTTTATATTTAAAATGATGGATGATATGGCCATGCTAAATCTAGGCATATTTTTCTCCAAATTAAATCTTGCATTTTTAATTTATCTCTACTTTTTAATAAACCAAAATATTTTGCATTATTTAACATCCGATTATATACATCATTTTCATTATTTTGTTTAGCTAAATCAGCTAAAATTAAAAATAATTTATGTAAAGTATATGAATAATTTAAACAATTTGATCTATTTTCTGGTTTATATTTTTTAAATGGTTTTTCAGTAGCTTTAAACATATTTTTAACTTTTTCTTCTTCATCGCGTGTTAAAGATGGAGGAGGTGTATCTGTTACAGTTGAAAAAATTAAATAACAATGTTCATAATAAATATTTAATCTATATTTTTTAAGAATTTTCTTTATTATTATAGGATTAACATCATCTTTATCAATTAACATTTTTTTTAATTCAACATCTATCAATGTATAAATATCTTTTGGTATAATTGTTGTTTGTTTACCTTGAAATTGATTTAAACGTTCAATCAAATGATTAATAGTTTTATATGGATATTTTGGTTTTTCATTCATTGAATCTTTATGTGATGGAATTTCACTTTCAATAATTATATATTCAAATTTACCACATTTTTGACATACATAAATACCTTCTGATTGAATCAACGTTTTTTCAATATTACATGTAGAACATAATTTTATTGGTGACAATTTAGTTTTTTTACAACTAAAAACTGGGTCATTTAACATTAAATATTGATTCTTTAATGTACCCTTTTCAATTACAATAGACGGTACTAATTCATCAGTATTTGTAGTTGTATTTGTATTTGTATTTGTATCATTATTTGTTGTACTAATATTTGATAAAAAACTTAAAATTGATTTACAAACAATTTCCTCTTCTTTATTTTTACGACGTTTCTGTTTTATTTGTTTTACTTCTTTTTGTGTTCCTTTATCAAAAGAATTTAATTTAGTAAGAAAATCATCAGAATGTTTATCATTAATAGAATTAATATTTTCTTCTGTATCACTAATTTCATCTATATTATCAATTTTGCTATCATCCTTATAATAATTTAATAAAATATCACTATTTTTAACAAAATAATTTAATTCATCATTTAAAATATCTAAATTAATATTTTCATTTTCTAAATATTTAATTTTATTTTTTATTGAATTTATTTTATTATAATTTTCATCAGTTACTTCAAGTAATTTTAATTTTTCTTTTAATAAAAAAATTTTTTGTTTATTAATATTATAAAGTTCTCTTCCTTCATTAAAATTTTCCATTGTTTCTCTATGTATCTCATCTAATGTTCCTCGTTCACTTGCTACTTTAACTTTAGTTGGTTTTGATTTAAAAACTGACATTGTTATTTATAAATAATTCTATCTTTATAAATATTTTTTTAACACAAAAAACGAGTTTAATAAATATTTTATTTTTAAATAAAAAAAGTATAAATATAAGCTAAAAAATATATTTATTAACGTACTTTTAAATTTACATTTAATATAGTTTTAATAAATTTTTTTCTAAATCCTAATATATAATAAAATGGGTGGTGGATTAATGCAATTAGTTGCTTATGGTGCTCAAGATGTTTACCTTACTGGTAATCCTCAAATTACATATTTCAAGGTTGTCTACCGTAGACATACCAACTTCTCTATGGAATGCATTGAACTTCCATTAGACTCTGCTAGCTTTAACAAGAGAAATACTGTTCAAGTTCTTCGTAATGGTGATCTTGCTACAAGAATGTATCTCCGTGTAGTTCTTCCAGCTGTTGATGAAAATAATGCTCCTTTTATAGAAAATGATTTATACAATACACGTGTTGCATGGGTCAAACGTGTCGGTCATGCCCTTATTAATAACATTGAACTTACAATTGGTGGTTCTCAAATTGATAAACATTGGGGTACATGGATGGATGTATGGTATGAACTTACCCACACCGTTGACCAAGAACGTGGTTATCGTGCAATGATTGGTGATGTTCCAGCACTCACTGAATTACGCGGTGCCGAAGAAGTTGACGGTGCTATTCTTCCCGAATATGAACTCTATATTCCACTTCAATACTCTTTCAACCGTAATACTGGTCTTGCTATGCCTCTCATTGCTCTACAATATCATGAAGTTCGCTTAAATATTGAATTCAATGCAGCAGCCGATCTTCTTGTATCTTCTGGAGCTGGAAGTTTAGTTGGAGTAAACCAACTTACATTTGTAGAAGCTGGTTTAATGGTTGATTATGTATACCTTGATTCTGAAGAACGTCGTAGAATGGCTCAAGTTGGTCATGAATACCTCATTGAACAACTCCAATTTAACTCATCTGACAGTGTTACATCTTCTAACCAAAAACACAAGCTCGAATTCAATCATCCTACTAAGGAAATTGTCTTCGTTCCTCAACTTGGTTGCTGGAATGTAGCTGGTGGTCAATCATTCCTTACATATTCTGGTGAACGCGATGAAGCCGCTGCTGTTGAATATGGTGCCCAAAACGTTGCTGCTGGTATGTTCTTATGCGCTTCTGGTGCAGTTCTTAACTTTCAAAAACTTGTATTACCATCTGTTGCTAGCAATTCATCACAATATGTTAAACCATCCAATACTGATGCCAGCAGAAACGGTGTTGATATTACCGTTCTTGTAAACAATTTAGGAGGATCTGCTTGTGCAGTTGATTGTTTATATTTTAATCCTAACGTACTTGGTAACAATAGCGTACAACTCAGTGATAAGATTAGCTCTATTTTAGTAACACTTGATGCTTCTGGTGCAGCTGGTGGTTCAAACTTTGCAAGAGTTATAACTG